AAGCAGAACAACAATCGTCATATTCTTTGTCGACTAATTTTGAAATGCTTTGAAAGTTAATTTTATCTAATGGAAGAGAAAATACATAGCTGAGTTTTCCGCCTGCGATAAGTTTATTATCGGCAATAATATCTTCGCATTTTTCAACGGCTTGTTTAATTTCAGAAGTAATTTCCTTTTTGTACAAATGTTCTTCAAGCAGGTTGAATATGGGGAAAATCACTAATTCATATCGTTCTTTCAGATAGGTTTTGTTCTGTTCCTTTTTAAATAATATCCAAGAAAGAACCAAAGTGCATAAGGTTGAAACTGCGGATATTATTAAAGTCAACCACGATAAAATATCATTCATATTTATGCCTCCTTTCATAGTTAATCATAACATTTAAGGTCGTGTAAAGCAATAAAATATCGAAAAGCAGGTGAGAAAATGGCAAAACTTAAACTTATTGACACAAAGGATAAGTTCCTTCTTGAAATTGACGGAACAGAAATTCCGTATGTTACAAGCTATCAGATAACACGAACGGTCGGCGAGGTTGTACTGCTCAAGCTGGCACTCAGCGTAGCTGATGTTGAATCAGTCGAAATCGTTTCAGACAAAATTACCAACGAAAAATAGGAGGCGAAAGTATGGACACAGTTCAGATGAACAAAAAAATCAAAGAAATTATGGATAGCAGTGATGTCTATTTGCTTTCTGAGGACGCCGCAAAGGCTATTGGAGTTGCTCCGCAAAACTTGCGTGAACAGGCAAAGGACGAACCCGAAAAATTGGGATTCAATGTAATTGTAGTCGGCACATCTATCCGTATTCCGAGAATACCGTTTCTCAATTATATTCTCGGTTCAAACCCGTTGAAAGGAGTGTAACAAATGTAGCATTTAAGAAACTATCCGACACGCAGAAAACTGCTCAAAGATGTGGAAAACCTCAGAGCAGAGAACAGACATCTCAGCATTGAACTGAGAAACGCAAGAACAGACCTTGCACTTGAAAAAACAGCGTCAAGCGGTTATCGTCACGAGAACAGAGAGCTAAAACGCAAACTCAAAGCCCTTGAAACGCCTGAATCCGAAGCATTCAATTTTGAATGTGTGGGGGTTGAAAATGCCAACGACTACAAGGTTGTTTGATGAAAAGAACATTTTGCGGACCTTAGCAAAATGTTTATCAAATATAAAGGTGGGAAAATATTTTGAATTACACTGATTTTATATCCTCAAACGGATACATATGCACTGAATCTGAGTTTGAAATTGCTAAGGCACACGCTAAGAACAAGTTGGCGGTTATTATCAGCCGATTTGGTGATGCAAACGGTGAACGCCTTGAGGATTATTACCTTGAACAGCTTATCAGGGAAGAACTCAGAGCTGAAAGAGTATCAAAGGCGTTGTTTGAAATGCAACTTGCAGGCAAAGAGAAATCCCGCATTGCTTAGGAACAGCAACACGGGATTAAACAAAAAGAAATTTAAACAAGCTCATTATATCATATTGAATCGAAAAATCAATAGTTAGGAGATATTAAAATGTGCGAAGTATGCAGAAGCACTCCGTGTAATCCGATGTGCCCAAACGCACCGCAAGTACTGGTAATGGGGCATTGCAGAGCGTGCAACGCAGAACTCAGATATGATTATACATATTTCAGAGATACAAATGATGATATTTTCTGTTCTCGTGAATGTGCCGAACTTTTTCACGGCATTACCGAGGAAGAATGGTCAATAGATTAAGGAGGTAACATAAAATGACCAAAATTACAGAACCCGTTAATTTGCTTGAAACTGCTGATATGGAAGAAGTAAAAAATCTGTCAACAGTTAATGATGCAGAACCTGATTCAACCGATTTAATTCAGGTAGCTCAGATTCCTGTCATCATCGAGAATCTCAAGCTGGTTAAATCTGAAATTGAGAAAAAGGTAAACACTGCCTGCGAAATGATATGTACAGACGAAAACTACAAGGAAATCAAGAAGTTGCGTTCATCGCTCAATAAGGAATTTGCGGAATTTGAAACTCGCCGAAAAGCGGTTAAATCGGAAATAATAACACCTTATGAGGCTTTTGAAACAGTTTATAAGGATTGTGTAACAAATCCGTACAAAAAGGCAGATTCGGCGCTCAAGGGCAAAATTAACGCTACCGAGCAGGAATTAAAAAGGATTAAATACGAAAAGTCTATGAGTTATTTTGAAGAATATAAGAAATCACTCGGTATTGACTTCGTAACATATGAGCAGGTTAATCTGAATATAACCATGAGCGTATCTCTCAAAAAGCTAAAAGAAACCATTAAGACCTTTTTGGACAAGGTTATGGATGACTTAAAGCTTATCGCAACGCAGGAGCACAAGGACGAAATCCTGTACGAGTATAAGCGGTCTTTGAATGTATCGGTTGCAATAACTTCCGTAACAGAGAGGTACAAGGCTATTGAAGAAGAAAAAGCAAGGGCAGAAGCCGAAAGAGCAGAGCGTGAAAAAGCCGAGCAGGCTGTGAGCAACACTCTTCACGAATATGAACCGTTTGTTGCAAATGTGCCTGAAGAAGTTGCTCCTCCGGTTGAAGAAATATCAGAACAGCCACAGCAAGATGAAAAAGTTCTGTCATTGTCATTCAAGGTTTACGGTACAAAATCACAGCTTAAAGATTTTGCACTCACTGTTAAGCAGTTAATCAACGAAAGGGGATTGCGCTATGAGTAATTATAATAATCAAAACAATCAGATTCAGCAGAGAAAGCCGAAGTTTTCGTCAATGCTCCAGACACAGGCTTTTCAGAAAAGTCTTTCAAACTCAATGAAAGACCCGAAGGAAATTCAGAAATTTACGGCGGCTATCACATCTGTGGTGAGTACAAATCCTGCACTCGAAGAATGCGATGCAGCTACAATTCTTTCGGCGGCTCTTTGCGGTCACTCTCTCGGACTTCCTCCGTCACCACAGCTCGGTCAGTATTATATGGTCCCGTTTAAGGACAGAAAGAATAAGCGTACAACAGCTACATTTGTTCTTGGCTATCGTGGCTATATTCAGCTTGCTATCCGTTCAGGACAGTATAAAAGACTTAATGTGGTGGAAATCAAAGAGAGAGAACTTCTTAATTGGGATCCGCTCACAGAAGAAATTACAATCAAAATGATTGAAGATGAAACAGAGCGTGAAACAGCTGAAACAATCGGATATTATGCTTATTTTCGCTATGTAAACGGCTTTGAGAAAGCTCTTTACTGGAGTAAGGATAAGATGAAACAGCACGCTATGAAGTATTCAGCCGGATATGCAAGCGATGTCAATAAGGGTACAAGTTACACTTTTTGGGCAAAGGATTTTGATGCTATGGCAAAAAAGACAATGCTCAGACAGCTTATAAGCAAATGGGGTATTATGAGTGTTGAAATGCAGACAGCATATGAAGCTGATAATCATATTATCAATGCTGACGGAACTCCCGATTATGACACCGATACCATGATTGATGCAGAAGTTCCTGCTGAAACACCTGAAATTTACAATTCATCTTCATCTGAACCGGATGAAGAACAGTTCTCTATTGATGATCTTGCAGAATGAAATGATTGATTTAGAGATAATAAGCACAGGCTCTAATGGCAACGCAGTCTTTCTTGACGGTCAGGTCTTGATTGACTGCGGAGTGCCGTTCAACAAACTTGTTGAGTGTGAAGTGGTTGACCGAGTTAAATATGTTTTTTTAACTCATCAACACGGAGACCATTGTAATGTTGCTACTCTAAAGCGACTGCTGTCCGAACACCCTTGTATTCGGATAATTTACCCCAATTATCTTTGCAAAAAGCTTTTTTTATTAGGTGATACCTCCTTTCAATACAATTCTTTCATAGTCGCTCAGGATAAATGGTACTCAATCAGCAATATTACTTTTTCAGCAGTACCACTTCGGCATGATGTTCCTAATATCGGCTGGAAGTTACACTTCAACACTCAACAGGGGATATATAAAGTTATATACGCAACTGATACATCGGAAATCGCTCATATAACAGCTAAGAACTACGATTTGTATCTTGTAGAAGCTAACTACTCAAAAACAGAATTACTTAATCGAATAAAAGATAAACGATTGAAAGGTCAATATGTGTACGAAGATAGAGTTCTTCGTACACATTTGAGCAAAGAAAAGTGCGATGAATGGTTGTATCAAAATATGGGTAATAACAGTTTCTTCGTTTATATGCACCAACATGAGGACTTAGTATGATTACATCAGCGAACATAGTATCTTATGACGGATATAACTTAATAGTAAGACCGCATGAGCGTATCGGCAGAGAACTTGCACAGAAACAAGTACATGAAATTGAACTCAGAATTGTTGACGGACGCACGATTTCTGCCGAACAGCGAAGAAAAATATACGCAATCATCAGAGATATAGCATTTTGGTGCGGAGATAATCCCGAATGGATTAAAGAATATTTCAAGTTTAATTTTTGCGGTGAATTTGGCATTGAATACTTTTCGCTGTCTGATTGCGAAAAAAGCGTAGCAAGAGATTTCATAAGCTATCTGATAGATTTTTGTTTCTACCAAAATATCGGAACAAGAGATACTCTGCTTAATGTTACAGATGATATAGGCAGATACTTGTACAGTTGTCTTGAAAATCGTAAGTGTGCAATATGCAATGCACCAGGTGAAGTTCATCATGTTGACAGAATTGGTATGGGGCGAGATAGGGAACAGATTGTACATATAGGATTAAAAGCTATATGCCTTTGCAGAAAGCACCACGATGAAGCACATCGGCACGAAAAAGAGCTGTTTGATAAGTACAAAATCTACGGTATAGAGCTTGATGAATATCTTTGTACAAAGCTGAAACTTAATACAAAAAGAAAGAGGTGATACAGTGAATGGCTGGACAACCAAAGCGAGGGCTTGACTTTGCGGCTTGGGATGTTCACTTGTTCGATGATGATGAGAGATTTGATGTGCTTATTGATGCACAGGGTTGGGACGGCTTTGGAGTATTTTTTTGGATTTGTACCAAAGCTTATGCAACAAATGGTTACTATTATGAGTGGCGAGAAGAAACCAGTGCTGCCACGATAGCGAAACGAATGAGCGGTGGAATTAAATCAGATACGGTAAATCAGGTAGTTAAGCTTTGCTTACGAATTGGGCTGTTTGATAACGGGCTGTTTGATAGGGAGAGCATACTGACCAACAAAATGATGCAAGAACGATATATGTACGCTATCGAAAAACGCTCCGTGCGAGGTCGCACAATAAATAGATTATATTGGCTTTTGAAAACGGAAGAAACAAAGGCTTATATAGTTATACCTGAAAATGAGCATAATCTCTCCGAGAATGAACATAATCTCTCCGAGAACGACACAAAGAAAAGTAAAGTAAAGGAAAGTAAAGTAAATAGAAATAATTATTATGCGATGCCGTCTGCAAATGCAGCCGACACCGCCGGTGAAAATATTTTTATTACATTACCTTTGAACGATAAGAGTAATTATCCAGTTTCAAAATCTGATGTTCAGCACTACAAAATTTTGTATCCTGCTGTTGATGTAGAACAACAATTGCGTTCGATGTTGGGGTGGCTCGAAGCTAATCCAAGCAGGAGAAAAACAAGAACCGGCATTAAAGGTTTCATTACTAAATGGCTTAATAAGGTCCAAGACAGAGGAGGTGTAGGATATGGATTCAATCCAAGCGATAATGTCAAGAATAATGTCACCACAGCGAGCGGAGGAAATTATCCAACGGGCGAGAAAGTCTTCTAAAGAACTCACTCCGAGAGAAAAAGCCGAACAAGAAGCAAAAGTGTTTAACTCAACACCCGGTAAGCTCATTGGCTATGAGTGCGAGAAATGTATGAACCGAGGCTATATTTACCGTGTAAAGGCAGGCGAAACGCCTTTCGGGCAGGTTACATATGATGTGGTTGCTTGCAAATGTGATTGTATGAAAATTCGAGATGAACTTCACAGAATGCAGAACAGCGGTCTTCAAAAACTTCTTAAACGATATACTTTTGAAAGTTACAAGACAACCTCAGATTGGCAGAAATATGTGAAAGATAAAGCATATGAGTACATTGACAAATGCTCTGATTGGTTCTTCTTCGGCGGTCAGCCCGGTTGTGGAAAGACACATATATGTACGGCTATTGTCGGAGCATTACTCAAAAAAGGCAAAGCACCTAAATATATGCTTTGGCAGGATGATATTACCAAAATCAAGCAGGCATCGAGTAATTTAGAGGTGTATGAAGCTCTCATAAATTCATATAAGCAAGCGGAAATTCTTTACATTGATGATTTCTTTAAAACTCGCAGGGGCGATTTTGTCTCAACAGCTGATGTCAATGCTACATTTAAGATTATCAATTACAGATACAATGAAGGATTGCCGACTGTCATAACATCTGAATTATCACTTGAACAGATTTCGCAGATTGATGAGGCTTTAGGCAGTAGAATTTCAGAAATGGCTAATCCGAAAATTTTTATTAAAGCCGATAAAAATAAGAATTACCGTTTTACGAGAGGAAATGAAAATGATGTCTGAAGCACAGGAGCAATGTAAACTCATTAAATGGGCGGATAAATGTGTGCAAATGAAAATACATCCTGAACTTTCAATGCTGTACGCTGTTCCAAATGGTGGCAGAAGAGATAAAGCCGAAGCCGCACATCTTAAAAGGCAAGGAGTTAGGGCAGGTGTTCCGGATTTATGCCTTGCTGTGCCAAAAGGTAAATATCACGGCTTATATATTGAGCTTAAAGTCGGCAACAATAAGACTTCTGAACATCAGGATAAATGGTTGCAGAATCTTTCACGGTGCGGATACGCCGTAAAGGTATGTTATGGCAGTACATCAGCAAAGCAGACAATTGAAAAATATCTGCAATTGGGTGATTGATTATGAAATTGCAGGTTTGTCGAAAGTGTAAACACGAATATCATCCGTGTAGCATACGGAAATGCCCGTACTCTGAAAAAGGTTTGTACATCTGCGTTTACTGCTGTAAGCACTGTAGGTTTTGCAAGCCCGTAAGCACAGGCTTTGTCTGTGAATTTGAAAGGAGAGAAAGCATTGAAAGCGAGAATACCCGTTAAGCTGAAAAGAGAGACTATGGCGGAGATTAACCGCCTTGCAGATAGAGAATATCAGAAAGTCAAGGACAAGGAAATTGCGGACGCCACAAGGCGAATTTTTAAGACGATTGTATTTGCTTTGTATAAGGATTTCGGCTTTGGCCGTGATAGATGCGCAAAGGCACTAAAGTCTATGACCGAAATAATTGAACACTCTGACACTGACGAAGTGTTTTGGGAGCATATCGACCGTGTGGTTATCGACAAGCTGAAACTTGAATTTGAGAAGCGGGACTACACAGACAACGGAAAAGTTGTTAATTTTGAAGGAGACGAAGAAAATGATTGATTGTACGAAAACTACAAACTACTTCAGCGAAAAGAAAAGAATGGGTAGACAGGCGAGCGGAGTGTGCAAACTTAGATGTACAGATTGCCCTATGGGCATGAGGAATAACGGCATAGGTGTTACGTGTTCGGATTTTGAATCATCTTACCCTGAACAAGCAATCGAAGTTGTTCAGAGGTGGAGCAATGCGTATCCGCAAAAGACATTTCTTACGGAGTTCTTGAAGAACTATCCGAACGCTCAGCTTAGAATAGACGGAATACCTAAAGGTGCATGTCCGTACAACTTAGGACTGATGAGTCTGAATGATTGCAGAAAAAACGGTAACTGCGTAAAATGCTGGAATCAGCCTATTGAGGACGGTGAAGAGTAATGGACTTAGAAAAGGTTGCTATAATGCGACTTCGTGACGGAGCAGAAATAAGTAAACGCTACTATGATAAACCGCTTATGCTTTGTTACTCAGGTGGCAAAGATAGCGACATTATTTTAGATTTAGCGATTAAATCGGGTATAGACTTTGAAGCTCAACATAGTCACACAACGGCTGATGCTCCCGAAACAGTTTACCACATACGCAATAAATTTAATGAGTTGGAATCTAAAGGCATAAAATGCAACATTGATATGCCAAGATACAAGGGTAAGCCGACATCTATGTGGTCACTGATAGTGCAAAAAGGTATTCCACCCACAAGGTTAGTAAGATATTGTTGTGCAATTCTGAAAGAAACAGGCGGTAAGAATCGTGCTATTGCCACAGGAGTGCGAAGAGCCGAAAGCACGAAAAGACGGTCGAAGGGAATAATCGAAACTTATTCTTCTAATCTGTCAAATAGAATTGTCCTTAACAATGACAATGACGATAAGAGGCAGATAGTTGAGCATTGTCAGTTACAAGGGAAGATAATCTTCAACCCTATTTGTGATTGGTCGGATAGTGATGTTAGGGAGTACATCAACCAAGAACACATTAATCTTAATCCGTTATACAGTTGTGGATTTGACCGTGTTGGATGCATTGGCTGTCCAATGGTAAGTAAGAAGAGATTTGCGGAATTTGCACGATATCCCAAGTACCGAAATTTGTATATAAGAGCATTCGACAAGATGCTTGAAGTGAGAAAGCAAAGAGGCAAAGCTACACAACACGCTAATGGACTTGAGGTTTATCACTGGTGGATGCAGGATGGTGTTTTACCGGGGCAATTAAGTTTTGACGGAGAGGATTGGTGAAGAGCGATGATTGAAAAAGAATTAAAAATCCGTGATTTTTGCGGTGACTATGCTTTGGATATACCGTTCGCAGACGGTAGTGTAAACACGATATACTTTAATTCAAAACGAAATGCCGAAACAGTTAAGCATATTATCGAAGTTGACGGTAGTAAACCCAATCATGCTACGGTGTGTGAAATGGAAGAAATCAGGCACGGAAAGTGGGAATACGACAGCGGGGATGTCGGTTATGCAATTTATTTATGTTCTGAGTGTGGTAATTTTATTGCTCTTTATGCGGGCGTTTTTAGCGAGGGTATTGATTTGTATCCATATTGCCCTTACTGCGGAGCAAAAATGGATAAGGAGTGAAAATAATGACAAGAACTGAATTTGAAAAGTATTTAGGTAAGGATGTAACAATTACTCTGTATGATGGAGCGATATACGCAGGCATATTACACCAAACTGGCGAAAAAGCTTTTGCGGACAATCCTAATTTATCAGTGCCGTTAAATTTTTATTTTTGTATTGATGAGAATAATGAAGTAGTTAAAAATACTGTATTTAGAGTGTCGCATATCCAGAAAATCAGCTGCAATGAAAAGTTAAGAATGACAAATTTTGAAAGGATTAAATCAATGAGTATTGATGAAATGGCTCGAAGTTGTATAGACTTTTTCAGTTGCCCGTACGGAACTCCGTATGTCGGTTGTCCTATGGAAAAGCGATTCAATAACAGCTGTATTGACTGCACAAAACATTGGCTTGAAAGTGAGGTAGAAGAATGAGAGACATTAAAAATATTACCGTTAATTACGATAACGGCGAAATAGAAACCTTAAATAAAGGTGTAGTTGTTGGTTTTGATGAAATCGACAACGAAGAAGAAACTATCAAGGTCAGCTATCGTATGTGCGATATTAAAGGCAAGGATTTGTATTTGATTGTAAACGCTGTTATTGCGTTGGCACAGAAACTTGGTATGCTTGACGAGGAGGAGCGTGATGCGGATTGACGGTTAAAGATTATTTATATTCGGTCAGGGTTTCGGATAAGCTGATCAGAACGAAAGAACACGAGCTGTCGAAACTTAGGCTGAATATTGCACAGGTATCGGTTAAGCAAAACGAACCTGTTAAGACATCGGGAGTTAATGACCCTATGCGGATTGTTGACAGGATTGCAGACCTACAGGCTGAAATCAATCGGGAGATTGACAATCTTGTACGGTTGAAAACTGAAATTCGCAGTAAAATCAACGCACTTGATGATTACCGTTACATTGCGATTTTGACCGAGTATTACATAAATTGTCATCGGTGGGAAGATATTGCAGAGTGTATGGAAATGAGCGTAAGGCATACCCTGAGGTTGCACGGCGAAGCGTTACAGGCATTCCGAAAAAAGTTCGATTTTTCGTAAAATTATTTTAAAATGTCATTGAATGTCACCCTTACCCTGCGTATAATGGTATTATGAAAGTTTGACAAACAGGACATATGTGAAACTCTCCTAAGATAAAAATTGCACAGACCGCTCTCGTTTGAGGGCGGTTTTGTGTTGTGTGTGGTTATTTTATACAAATTATTACTTTCTTAATTGTGCGGTTTACAGAAAAATGTAAAATTCGTTGAATTGTGTCAAATAATATGATAGATTAGTGGTATATAATAACTAAGGAGAGCTACATATGAGCGAAGAAAGTAAGGCAAAAACCTGTTTTGTTATAATGCCTATATCAGATCAGCCGAAATACCCTGCAGGTCATTTTGACAAAATATACGAACAGATAATTGTTCCTGCTGTCAAAGAAGCAGGATTTGAACCTATAAGAGCAGATAGCAATCAAATATGTGATTCGATAATGCAAAAAATTTTGAAAAATTTAGTTGAATGTGATATGGCAATTTGCGATTTAAGTTCAAGAAATCCGAATGTTATGTATGAATTAGGAATTCGACAAGCCTATGGTAAAAAAGTAGTTTTGATACAGGACGATGCTACTGATAAAATTTTTGATGTAGCAGGAATAAATACTGTTTTTTATAAGAGAGATAGGTTGTATGAAAATGTTATTAAGGCAAAAGATGATATTGCTAATGCGATAAAGGAAACTTATGAAAATGGTTCATTTTCGTTAATGAGTATAGCAAATTTAGAAAATGCAACTGTAGATAATTCCAAAGTTGATGAGGTCGTTTTCGATAGATTTATGATGAAATCAATATATTCAAAGTTAGATGCTATTGAAGATTCAATAAGAATGTTTTCTAATACGCCAAATGTTAGTGACGAATTAAATGTTGACCTTAATAATCGTGAATTTGCAAGCTTGCTTATGGAATGTCGATATGCATTGAGAAACAATCCCAATAATCTTGATTTACTTATTTCCTGTTATCAAAAATTGTTGAGAGTTAATAGTTTATTGATTAACAATAAGGACAATAAATTACTTACGCCTAAAGACTGTTTGATATTAAGAAATACACTGGCAGAATTGAATGACAGAATTAATGATTTAACGCTTAATACTGATTAATTGAGAGTGCATTTAGTACTCTCTTTTCTTTTGCTTATTTTTAGAATTTTCAGACAAAGAGAGGTGATACCGTGAAAGACAAATTAAATGCAAGGCAGAGAAAGTTTGCGGAATATTATGCGCAGAGCGGTAACACCGTTCAGAGTGCGATACAGGCAGGATATTCAGAAAATTACGCAAACGCAAGAGCATATGAATTGTTGGAGAATGTTGGAGTTTCAAAATACATCAAGGAGCTTTCCGATAAGCTCAAAGATGAGCGCATTATGAGTGCAAAGGACAGACAGGTTGCTTTGTCCGACATTGCAAGGAATGACGGGCAGGACACCTCCGACAGAATCAGGGCGATTGACACGCTCAACAAGATGACGGGCGAATACACCGTTAAGGTTGACGCAAAGGTTGAGCAGTCCGAAAAGCTATCCGATGTGTTCAGACAGTTGGGTGGTGAGGGACTGAGTGAGTAACAAATTCCCGTTGTCACAAAAGTATATCGACTTTATCAACACAACAAATGTGTCGGCTGAATTTCTTGAAGGCACTACAGCCTCAGGAAAAACAACAGTCGGAGCAGGCGTTAAGTTTATGCGAATGGTGTCGCAGTCGCCGAAGAAGCTTCACGCAATTGCCGCCAAGACAACTGGTAAAGCCGAAGAAACCATTATTCAGCAGGATAACGGTATTCTCGACCTGCACCGTAACGCTGTCTATTGTGGTAACGGCGACAAGGCTTACAAGCTGCCGCATATCAAGTTTGAGGACAAAATTATCTATATTCTCGGTTACAGCAGTCGGGATAAATGGGAAATGGTTCTCGGTGCGCAGTTTGGGTGCGTTTATATTGACGAAATCAACACCGCCGATATCGAGTTTATCCGAGAGATGTCAACCCGTAATGACTATATGCTTGCAACGCTGAATCCCGATGATCCGAGCCTGCCTGTGTATAAGGAGTTTGTCAACCGCTCCCGTCCTTTTAAAAAATATGAAAACGATGTTCCTCCCGAGATTACTGCGGAGCTTACCGAAGAACCTGTACCGAATTGGCGGTATTGGTTCTTTTCTTTTGCCGACAATTTAAGTCTTACGCCCGAGCAGATTGAGAAGAAAAAGAACTCTGCACCGAAAGGTACAAAGCTCTATAAAAATAAAATCTTAGGTTTGCGAGGCAGAGCAACAGGTCTTGTGTTCCCGAATTTTGAGAGGGCAAGACATATCAAATCAAAAGAGTGGGCAGGAAAGTTTTTGAACTGTAACCGCAAGTCGGAACACTTTGTTCAGTTCACCGCAGGTCTTGATACCGCCTATTCGCAGAAGTCGCCTGACACTATCGCAATGACATTTTACGGCATTACCAATCACGGCAAGTGTGTTCAGCTTGATGAAAGAGTTTATAACAACGCTGAAATGCAAACACCTATTGCCCCGAGTGACACGGTGAAGAATTTTATTGATTTCCTTGACCGCAACCGTGATGAATGGGGCTTTGCACGCACGGCTTTTATTGACAGCGCCGACCAAGCGACTATTACCGAATTTCAAAAGTATAAGCGACAGCACGGCTGTGTCTATGACTTTGCAAATGCATGGAAGAAAACGAAGATTATCGACCGAATCAATCTTGTACTCGGCTGGCTTGCCACCGACTGTTATTTTGTGCTTGAACATTGTAAAAACACGATTGCCGAGTTTGAAATTTATAGCTGGCGAGAGGATAAAGACAACACACCCGAGGACGGTCACGACCATTGCATTAACAGCGGTCAATATGCGTGGCTGCCGTTTAAAAATATTATTGGAAGTGAAATAAATGGGGCTGATTAACAGAATGGCTGAATCTATCAGATCGGGAATTAAAAACTTTTTGCAGATTACTCCTGCAAGCGACAAAACAATTACCGTCACCGAAACAAGCAATCATCTGACCGAGTGCTTTATCAATCGCATTTGGTATTGGGGCAACAGCAGACAGCTTGCGGAGCTGTACAGGCAGATTGATACAAACAAAACTATGTTTTGGGCGGCAAAAAGCACAAAGGGGCTTGAAATCCGTAAAATACACACGGGCTTGCCGGCACTCATCTGCGAAACGCTTGTGAATATCGTAATTTCCGACTACAACGGCACAGATGTTACAAGTAAAAATTCAACCGCTTATGCAGAGCGTTGGGAAGACATTGAAAAGCAGAACAAGCTATCCGACACGGTTAAGCAAATGCTCCGTGACCTATGTGTTGTCGGTGACGGTGCTTTTAAGGTCAGCTTTGACACGGCTGTATCAGATGTTCCGATTGTTGAATGGTATCCTGCCGAAAACATCGACTTTACATATGTGCGTGGCAGAATCCGAGAGGTTAAGTTTTACACCGATTACACGCAAAAACACCGCCGTTACCGTTTTGAAGAAACATACGGTTACGGCTATATTCACTATGCTTTGTATGATGACAACGGCAAAGAGATTGACCTGCACACGGTTGACGCTCTTTCGTGGATTGATTCAAAGGGCGTTACATTTGACGAATCATATATGTGGGCTGTACCTGTCCTTTACGGCAAATCGTGCCACAAGGGCAGAGGTGCGGGCATTATCGGCATAAAAACAGACGCTTTCGACAGCCTTGATGAAGTGTGGTCACAGTGGATGGACGCACTCAGAGCCTGCCGAACAAAGCAGTATGTGCCTGATTGCCTTGTTCCGAGAAATCCCGAAACCTGTCAGCCGATATCGCCAAATCCGTTTGACAACCGATTTATCACCGTGGGCAACGATATGTCTGAAAACGGCAACGGCAACAGGATTTACACCGAAAGTCCGCAGATTCAGCACGAAAGCTATTTGAGTTCATACATTACTGCCCTCGACCTCTGCTTACAGGGCATTATATCGCCGTCAACTCTCGGCATTGATACGAAGAAGCTTGATAATGCAGACGCTCAGCGTGAAAAGGAAAAGACAACCCTTTACACAAGGCAGAACCTTGTGAAAATTACGCAGAACGCACTTCAAAGCCTTGTTGCAGTTGTACTCAATGCAGACGGTGAACTTAACGGCAAGGGTATTGTTGAGGGCTTGGAAGTATCCGTAAACTTCGGCGAATATGCAAATCCGAGCTTTGAAAGTCAGGTTGAAACTGTGTCAAAAGCAAGACAGGGCGGTTTGATGTCAGTTGAAACCTCGGTTGACGAGCTTTACGGCGACAGCAAGTCGGAGGATTGGAAAGCCGAAGAGGTGCAGAGAATTAAGGAAGAACAGGGCATTGCAGGCGAAGAAGAAAAATCGGAGCTTGACGATGTGGACCTTACCGACACAGAAGAACCTGACAATAACGCAGATGATGAAGAAAATGCGGAAAATAATGCAGAAAAAACCGAAAGCAATCCCGAACAGAATGATACACAGGTAAACAATGAGTGATTACAATATCAGAGAAGCCTTTGAAAAAATCGAAGATGAACTGATTAACAGCATGATGAGAAATTTCAGCCGTCACAGAGCCGAAGAAACCAAAGAGGGTTACAACTGGACACAATGGCAGGCTGAACAGCTCAAAAGTCTTGAAGAGTACCGTAAGCACAACGCAAAGAAATTCGGCAAGCGTTTCAAAACCATTAACGGCAAGGTTGAAGAGATGATTCGCACCGCCAAAGCTGACGGAAATGCAAGTCAGGAGGCAGAAATTCTTGAAGCTGTCAAGGACGGTTTCAAAGCCCCGAAAAAGCCGTCAGCACACAGCACAGCCGAATTTTTTAAGGTGAATGACCGTAAACTTGATGCACTCATAAAATCGACCACAGACGATTTAAAGAGGGCAGAAACGGCAGTTTTGCGTATGAGCAACGACAAGTACCGCAAGGCGATTTTTAACGCACAGGTTGCAATGAACACGGGTGCGGTTACATACGAAAAAGCCGTTGATATGGCGTGTAAAGATATGCTCAACGCAGGTCTTAATTGTGTGGAATACAAAAATGGTGCAAGGCACACGCTCTCGGATTATGCGGATATGGCGGTTAAAACAGCCAACAAAAGAGCCTATCTGCGTGGTGAGGGCGAAAAGCGAGCCGAATGGGGAGTATCCCTCGTTGTTGTGAACTCAAGACAGGGCGGTTGCCCCGATTGTGCAAAATATATCGGCAAGGTGTTTATTGACGATGTTTATTCAAACGGCAAAAAGTCAGACGGAAACTATCCGCTTCTCTCAACCGCAATCAAGAACGGTTTGTTTCATCCGAGATGTAAGGACAGCACAAGTACATTTTATCCCGAACTTGATGATTTGGACGCACCGTTGTCTGAAGATGAAATCAAAGAGCTTGACCGTCAGCGAGGAATTGAGGAAAAACAGCAGTATGCACAGCGACAGGCAGAACGCTTTGACCGCCGTGCCGAATACAGCCTTGATGGAGACAATAAACGCATTGCCCAAACCCGAGCCGATGAGTGGCACGATAGGGCGAATACGCTTGAAGAAAAGGCAAAACAATTCTCACTAAACACCAATGAACAGAAATATTACAGACCTGTTTTTGAAGAAGATATATCAAAAACTTTTGAACGCAAAATTGAGGGCGAAACAATTACAATTGATACCCACAAGGGAAATACATTGTGTGATAATGTTTATATTTCAGATAAGGTAAAGCTAAAACGAAAAGAACTTCATAATTTTGATATGCAAGTGAGAAAAGCGTTTGATATGCTCGGAGAGGTTGAAACAAGCGGAAAGCCTGAAATTTGTATTGTCACTCCCGAAGAAATGCGAGTAAATGCTATTGCTTCATATATGCCAATGCAGAATGTTCTAAATGTCAATTCAGCATACTTTTCAACAAGTGATTTGTCAGGCTTACAAGAAAACTTGGCTTGTCCGCAAGACAGATTGAGTACAATTCTGCACGAACTGATTCATTGGCAAGACGCTAAAAATTACAGAGCAAAATTCGGAAGTATTAACGATTATTTTGAATATTGCGATTACCTTAATAAAATTTATGCTCCAAAGGTTGAAAAATTGATAAATAACGGTTATAATATAGAGGATATAAGTGAGTATGCTTTTGAATGCTTAAAAGATAAAGCTATGGATGAAGTGTATAACGAGTACAGAGTCAGCAAACTTTTAGGGTGATGATGGTATGAGATTGATACAAACTGAAGAACAAAAATCTCTATGGAATGCGTTTAAGCCGTACCTTGTAACAAATGGTTTAAATGTCACTTTGCGTGAAGATGCTCCACAAGAAGCTAAAGATGCTGAAGCACTTTACAGTAAGCTTAGAGAGAAACAAAAAATGCAATATCTAAAAAATAGTGGCATAATCTAACCGCTCCGTAAAAAGGGCGGTTTTGTTATATGCAATTCACAAAAACAGCATAAAATTACGAATTGAGCATTTTATAATCGACAGCAATGTTGATTATAGGGTGCTTTTTGCATTTAAACCGGTCGAAATCGACCAGTTTAAAATATTGAAAAGGTGGTGACAGAATGAAAATCAGAGTAACAACAGCATTTAACGACAGGCAGAACGGTTATGTAACCCGACCTGTGAATGAAGTTTTTGAATGCTCAGAGCAGAGAGCAAAGGAACTCATTGACGGTGGTTTTGCAGAAGAGGTCAAGTCTGACGCTCCCAAAAAGCCGAGAGCCAAAGCAGTTAAAACAGAAAAAACAGAAAAAGCGGATTAAGCACTTTACGAATATGTAAGGTGCTTTTTTATTGTCCGAAGACATTAAACTACGGGAGACACCGTGCAAAACTGAAACAGAGAGACACTCTATAAACTGATTACGGGAGACACCCGAAAAACTGAAAGGATATGAAAAAATGGCAGAACCAAATCCAACACCAACACCCAATGAACCGACACCTGCACCGCAGGGAACTCCACAGGGAAACGCTCCTGCCTTTGATTACGACAAGCTCGCAAGCCTTATTACAGGCAAACAGAGCGTGACAGAGGACACCGTTTTGAAGTCGTATTTTAAGGAGCAGGGATTGTCAGCCGATGAGATGAAAGAGGCTATCGGTGCTTTTAAAAAGCAGAAAGCCGAGAACACTCCCGACTTTGCAAAAATGCAGTCGGAAGTTGAATCTGCAAACAACGCAAAGCTTATGGCAGAAGTCAACCAATCGGCAACCCTCGAAGCCGTAAAACAGGGCGTTGACATTGCAACAGTTCCTTATGTGCTTAAAATTGCAGACTTTTCAAAGGCTGTGACAGACGGCAAGGTCAATGCGGAAAAGCTGACAGAGGCTGTTAAAAAGGTGCTTGACGATATCCCCGCACTCAAGGGCAAACCTGCCGAGAACGGCACAGGAGTTAAGAAAATCGGCGGTGACGGCAACGGTACATCGGACGGTACAAAACCAAAGGCAAATGTTCCTACCAAAAAATGGAACAGATTTAATATTTAACCAAAGAAAGGATTGAAAAAATCATGGCAAACACAAATAACTATGCCGAGCAGTTCAGCCCTGATCTGCTCGAAATTCTTGTTCAGGGCACACTTACATCACCATTCATCACTTCAAATGTAAAGTGGGTTGGCGCAAGAACTTTCCACTTCACACAGATGAGCACATCAGGCTTTAAGAACCACAATCGCAACGGCGGTTGGAACAAAGGCAAATATACACAGACAGATGTTCCTTTCACTTGCGAGCACGACAGAGATATTGAGTTCCTTGTGGATAAGGCAGATGTTGATGAAACAAATTCGACTGCAAGAGTTGAGAACATTTCAAAGACATTTGAGCAGACACAGGTTGCTCCCGAAACAGACGCACTTTTCTTCTCAAAGGTTGCAGCAAAGGCTCAGGCAACAGACGGCTACCATTCTTCAACAAAGACATCGGAGTGGACTAAGGAGAACGCTTATTCAAAGCTCAAAACAATTCTCTCTGCCGGCAAGCTCCGCAGATACAAGGCAAGAGGCACACTTGTTGCCTATGTGACATCTCACATTATGGACTGCCTTGAACAGTCAACAGAGTTCACTCGCAAGATTGAGCTTACACAGATTGCAGAGGGCGGTATCGGCATTGAAACAAGAGTGACCGAGATTGACGGTTGCCCTATCATCGAGGTTATTGACGATGAGCGTTTCTACGATAACTTCAACTTTAACCCCGATGACGGCGGTTTTGAGCCTGCAACAGGCGCTCACAAAATCAATGTTCTTGTTGCCTGCGGTGAAACCTGCAAGACTGTTCCGAAGATTTCAAGCATTTACTTCTTTGCTCCCGGCTCACACACAGAGGGTGACGGCTGGCTCTATCAGAACCGTTCACTTTCCGACACATTCGTATTCCCGAACGGCAAGGACGGCAAAATTGACAGCATTTATGCCGATGTTGACACAACGGCGGTTGCGTAATGTATGCCGATTACATTGAACATCAGGGTGGAGATGAAAACAGTATTATCTCTGCCGAACACATTGATGTTCTGACTTTTAACCGCATTGATTTTGAAAAACTTTCGGAAATGCAGAAGAGAATCATCGGCAGAGTGCATGGCAGACTTACTGCTTTTGAAGAAGAAAATGCCGATATGATTTCTTCCTATCTGAAAAGCTATTCAATCAACGGTACATCAATGGAATTTGGCGCAAGCTGGAATTTAATGTGTATCAGCGGAGTGGCAATTCCTGCCGACCTCTATGCGTTGCTAAAATCAACAGGACTTTGTTATCCTGCAATCTGAAAGGTGCGTGAAAACCGTGAAATTTCCGTCACTTGTAAAAAAGCAGTTCTGCAAAACTCCTGTCGAGGTCACAATCTACGGTGAGGGTGTTACCGAAGACGGAGCACCCCTGACCGTGTTTGAATGCAAAAATCTGTATCCCTCCGACAGCTTGTACCCGTCAGCAACCCTGCACGGTGGCTCTGCCTTGTGTAATATGCAGTCAAAGGCAAAGACGGTCTATACCAAAGAGCAGAAAATTGTTCAGGTGTCGGCTGTCTTGCTTTTTGACGGCGACATTGCTCCCGACAGCCCCACTTTAAGCGGTGGCTTTGTAATCCTTGACGGCGTAAAACGAAACATCGTACAGGGTACAAAACACCGCAACCCCGACGGCAAAGTTAATTTTACGGAATTGGATGTGATTTAATGGGATTTTCGGTATCATCAAAAATCAAACTCAATATGCCTGTTGTAAAACAGCTTGATAGGGCAAAGCAACAGGCTCTTGAACAGACAGGTGACGCACTTCTTACACGGGTGAAAAACAAGCAGGTAATGCCGTTTGATACAAGCATACTTCAAGACGATAGTACCGCTGTTGATTATTCACAAAGTGCAAAGGGGATAGTTAAAATTGTGTCAGATACTCCGTATGCAAGACGGTTGTATTTTCATCCCGAGTATAATTTCAGCCGTAAGGAAAACATTGCCGCCGGCGGTAAATGGTTCTCACCGTGGCTTGAGGGCGGTACACGGCAGAATTTTTGCAGTCGGGCATTTGTGAGATTATACAGAAAGGAAGCAGGACTTTGATTTACTTATCGGACATCAGAGATTGGCTCAAAAGCGTTACCTCAGCCGAGCATTATTACATCGGCAAACTTGACAATAAGCAGGACAGGTCAATCGGTGTGTATTCATTAAAGCAGTCGGGAACACCCACAAGGGCAATCGGCGGTGAAAGCACCTACGATACAATAAGCGTGTCTTTGCTTATCCATTACACCGACAACGCAAGAGAAACCGAGGAGTTTGCACGCAGACTTTACGAAACGCTTTACGACATTAAAAATGTTGAAATTAAGGAACACAAAATCTATATAATCGAACTGCTCACGGAAGAACCCGTTGATGTGGGAACAGACGACAAGGGTGTGTATGAGCAGGTCATTGAAGTTAAATTTTATTACGAAAGGAAGTAATTTTATGGCAAAAGTTGAATCGGGAGTATTCCCATGCTATGAAAATCAGTTTGCGGTTGGCAAGGCAGGAACAGAATCCGCCACGACAAATATTGCTAACTGCGAAGAATTTTCTGTTGCATTTGACAACGGTGTCGAGGAATGGACAGCCTTTGAAAACGAGGGCTGGAAGTCAAGGCTTATGACAGCAAAGTCAATCACAATTTCGGTAAAGGGCAAGCGTACAATCGGTGACGCAGGCAATGACCAGATTGCCGCCCTTGCATTTGAAAACGGCAGAAAGGCAGAAGTTTCGTTTATGTGGACCTTCCCCAACGGTGCAACCGTCCTCTTTAAAAATGCAGTTGTATCCGTTACATCAAACGGTGCAGGCGCAAGTACGGGTGTTGCTCCGCTTGAATTTGAAGTTATGTCAAATGGCAAGCCGGTATATACAGCAGCCGCTTAAAAAACGAAAGGAATGAACGATTATGTCAAAGTTAATTGATATTACAGACAAGCTTAATTTTGAGGAAAAGCCGAGTGTCAGAGTTAAAAATGTTGACCTTGCAATCAACAATGACGCAGTTTCAATGCTCAAAGTTGCGGCACTTTTTGAGGACGGCAACGGTAAAAGTAAAGATGTTATCGAAATGTATCATCTTCTTTTTGATGAATCCGAGAGAGAAAAGATTGAAAAGTTAAAACTGAATATGCACGATTTCAACGCCCTTATCAGCGAATCTGCCAAAATTGCAACAGGCGATTTGACTGACGAGGGGGAAGTTCAGACCCCGGCTACGACCTGATTGATGACTTTGATTTAATCGTGTCGAGCTTTCGCTCGGAGTACGGGGTCAGCATTTATTCAAAGGATTTTGCAAAAATGAGTTGGAATGAGTTCTGCTCACTTCTGCAAGGCTTAGGACCCGAAACACCGCTTGCAAGAACGGTTCAAATTCGCCTTGAAACCGACAAAGAAGTCTTGAAAAACTTTACTTCGTCACAGCATAAAATCCGCAACAAATGGCGGTCAAGGAATGTAAAGCACTATTCAGACGAAGATATGAACACCGTTCTTGCAGAATTTCAAAACTTTTTTGCTAATCTGTAAATTTGTACATAAATTTCGCTGTATCTACAAAATTCTTGACAATGTTAATATATAGTGATAAAATGTAACATACACTAACAAATTTATTAAGGAGAGTGTATGTTTATGAAATGTCCACATTGCGGAAACGAATTAAAGGACGATGCAAAATTTTGCGACAAGTGCGGTGCAGGCTTTGGCGGAAACGATTCAACCTCGGCAACCGTAAATCCTGTAAATGCGAAGAAGAAAATTTACAAGCGTTGGTATTTTTGGGTTATTATCGTTGTTGCTATTATGATTGTTGGCGGTGTAAACGGTGCAATTAACGGTAACAGCGGTTCAAACAAATCAAAGCAGGAAACTACTGTTGCAAATCAGAGTTCAGAAAAAGCAACTGAAAAAGCGACAGAAGCACCGACCACAAAAGAAGTTGCAACAGAAAAGCCTACTAAAGACCCGAAGAAGGTTGAAAAAGAATTTAAAGACGGTTGCAAAACAGTCGACTTTAAAACTCTTTCAAGAAACCCTGACAAGTACAAAGGTAATGACTACAAGTTTGAAGGTCAGATTATTCAGGTTCAGGAAGGTTGGGGCGATTCGGTTGACCTGAGAATCAATATAACCAAAGAAGAAAATGAGTATCTTGATGAACCATTGTGGACTGATACAATCTACGCAACTGTAGAAATTCCTGACGGTGCGGACAAACTCCTTGAAGATGATGTAATCACATTCTGGGGAACTTGTGACGGCGACTATACATATGAAACCGTAATGGGCAACAATGTGTCACTTCCGAAAATCGACATCAAATACTACGAACTCAACAACTAAAACAAAAAGCCACTCCAAATGGGGTGGCTGTTCTTTTGCAAAATTTTTAAGCGTACATCATAGCGGTGTGCGCTGTTTTTATGCCTGTTTTTAAAAAATCTAAAATGAAAGGAAGTGGTGAATATGGCGACAAAGGCGGGTGAAATTGAGCTTGATGTCAGGCTTACGGGTGATGATATTTCCAAAACATTGCATAAGATTTCCGATTCAATTACAAAAAAGTTTGATTCGGCATTTTCAAGTCTTTCAAAAGATTTTGAAAATGTAAGCACGGATATGAAACAGTCCTTTTCAAAGGTTTCGGAGGGCGTTTCTCAGAAAACCGAGAAAGAGTTTTCAAACATCAAAGGCAGCAGTGAGCAGTTAAGCAATTCGGTTTCATCTTCGTTTAAGAAAATCGGTACAGCTGTGGTTGCCGCCTTTTCCGTTGCCAAAATCAAGGAGTTCGGTCAGCAGTGCATTGAATCGGCTGCGGAAGTCAATGCGGCAAATTCGCAGTTTGAGCAGACATTCGGTACAATGCAGTCACAGGCAGAATCAGCCATTCAGAGCGTTGCCGATCAAAGCGGTATTCTTGAAACCCGATTACAGGGTGTCGGCACAAGCATTTATGCCTTTGCAAAAACTACGGGTATGGACAGTTCAAGTGCTTTGAGAATGATGCAGGAGGCTTTACAAGTAACAGCCGACAGTGCCGCATATTACGACCGTTCGCTTGAAGACACCGCAGAAAGCCTGAAATCGTTCTTGAAAGGCAACTTTGAAAATGACGCCGCACTCGGTTTGTCCTGTACTGAAACCACACGAAATGCGGCGGCTAATAAGTTGTATGGCAAGTCATTTACGGATTTGTCGGAATCGCAGAAACAGCTCACGCTTTTGCAAATGGTCAAGGACGCTAATCAGCTTTCGGGTGCTATGGGACAGGCAAGCCGTGAAGTAGACGGTTGGGAGAATGTAACGGGCAACCTCAGAGAAAGTTGGAAACAGCTCCTTGCCGTAGTCGGTCAGCCTATTCTTCAGGTGGCAACTCAGGTTGTAAAGCGGTTGAGTTCCGCACTTGCAACTTTAACGGAATATGCCAAAGGTGCGGTTGAATCGCTCTCAAAGGTCTTCGGCTGGGATACAGGCAATAACACCGCAAGCAATATCAAATCTGCGTCCGATTCTGCCAAAAGCCTTACGAATACGGCAGATGACAGTTCAAAGTCACTTGATAATGTTCAGAAAAGTTCCGAAAAAGCAAAGAGAAGTGTTGCGGGCTTTGATAAGCTGAATGTGCTTTCAAGTACCGATAGTTCTTCAAAGTCAGATACATCTTCATCAAAAAGCTCATCGGGCGGACCTGTTGCAAAGAATGTTGTCAAGGACACAAGCAAAAACCTTTCGGGGACATTCAAAAATCTATACGAAAAAAGCGGATTCAAAGGCTTTGTCGAGAATGTACAGAAAGGTATTAACAAGGTTGATTGGTCAGCTATAGGCAAGAACTGCAAGACTGTTTTTGATAATGCTGTTCCAATAGTTCAAAAGGCATTCGGCACAATGCAAAAGGTCGGTTCTGCAAAACTCGGGACAATCGGCTCTGCATTCGGAGCTGTTGCAACAATCGGCGGAAAGTCGTTTCAGACCATTTCAGGCGGTGTTGCTAAGTGGATTTCAAAAGACAGGGAAAAGATTATCGGCTTTATCGACACCATAGGCAACAATCTTACAAACGGCTATAACAACCTTTCAACATTTTTTGATAATTTCGGTACACTTGCAGGTAATGCAATTGACAATGTTCGCCCTCAAATGGAAGAATCAATTTTCAATCTTTTAAGCGGCCTTACAACCTTTGCGGGCTCAGTCGGCGAAGTTGTTTCGGGTGCGTTTTCAACTGCAACCGAAAGCCTTGTTGAATGGACTGAAAATGACGGTGCAACAATCACAGAATTTCTTGAAAATTTACAATTGCAGTTTGCAGATGTGTTTAACTTTATCGGTCAGATTTTCGGAGATATTGGAACAATTATCAGTAATTGGTGGAACGGCAACGGACAGCAGATTTTTCAGAATATCTGCAATATGTTTACCAATATCGGCACAACACTGATGAATGTTTACAATCAATGGATTAAGCCTGCGTGGGATTTTATCGTAGCAATCGTAAAATCAGCTTGGGAAAACTGGCTGAAGCCTGTTTTTGAAGGTGCAATAAACTTCTTCGGCAAGGTTGCAGACTGTGTTTCAATCGTGTGGAATAACTTCCTGTCACCGTTTGTAAACTGGCTTGTCAGTTTTTGGGGACCTATATTTCAGAATGTTTTCAATGCCGTAAAAAGGGTGTTTGATAATGTGTTTACATTTATCGGTGGCTTGGTTACCTCTATACAGAAAACATTCGGCGGTCTTATTGACTTCATTACAGGTGTTTTCTCAGGCGATTGGAAAAAAGCATGGCAGGGTATCTACGACTTCTTCAAAGGTATTTGGGACGGCATTTGTGCCGTGTTTAAGTTTATTATAAACGCTATCATTGACGGCATAAATGCGTTGTGGACGGGCATTTATAATTTCGTTTCGGGTGTTGTTAATTCAATCGGCGGAATTGCGGGTGTTATCGGCGCGGCATTTGGACAGGATTGGAGCTTTTCAATGCCTGAAAATCCGCCTCTTATTCCGAGATTTGAAGAACCCACGGAATCACCGGCACGAAAATTTGCAAAAGGCGGTATTGTTAAGGCTCCGACACTTGCGGTTGTCGGCGATAACGCAGGCGCTAACAGCGGTAACCCTGAGGTTATTTCCCCTCTTAACAAGTTACAGGGTATGCTCGACAATTCGGGCGGTCAGGATACAGTGATTCTCACACAAATTCTTGACCTGCTTAAACACATTTATGAAATGTTCATTATCTTTCGCAATAACGGCGGCAACACTTATTCGTTTACTGCCGAGCTTGAGGGTTCAACGCTTTTTGAAGAAATGATAAGACAGGATGAGCTTTACAGACGCAGACACAACGGTAAATCCGCATTCGCATAAAGGGGGAAATGATATGTCAAATTATAACGGCTATTTGCTTAAATTCGGCAACAACATAATGCCGAATAAGTACATTACCGCATTTTCGTCAACTCCGAATCAGCGACTTGAAACTTCTGCGGAACGAGATCAGAACGGTACGCTTCAAAGGGCAACGCTGCCAAATTACAAAACAAAAATTTCGTTTTCAACTCACATTCTTCATCTTGACGAAAAGATTGATTTTCAGTCGATTATCAACCTCTCAATGGCGAATAAGTTACAGAGAAAGTGCAGGGTAACTTATTGGAACGATGAAACGAACAGCTATTACACCTCTTATTTTTATATTCCCGATATTGAATATACCGTAATGGATGCCGAAAAGAATGATATAACCTATCAGCCGATTACTGTTGAGCTGATTGAGTATTAAGGGGTGATTCTTAAAAATGCTTGTATCTAAAGAAATTGCTGATAAGCTGAAAACAAACACACTTTACAACACCGTTGCCCTGCATTCTCCTGACGGCAGTTTTGAGGATATAACAGGTGAAAGTATCGTGCTTGACAGTTTTTCGCTTGAAAATGAAATCGTTGAAAAAGAATTGAAATTCGGCGGTTGCATAGCCTCTGAAATGAGCGTGAAACTCATTGATTATGATTGCTCGGCTTTGATAGGAAAGACGGTACAGGTCATCATAACGGCAACATATCTTGAATCAGAGTTGTATCCGTCAGATGATTTGTACCCGTCAAATACTCTTATTTGTCCTGCCGAAACAGGAACGGTTGAATGTCCTGTTTTCTACGGTAAAATTCAGTCGGCTCAAAGAGATAAAAAACAGCGTAACATCGTCAAAATCACAGCCTATGACGCTTTTTATGATATGTCAAAGGTGGATATGTCTTTGTGGTTTGCAGGCAAAGAGAACGAGGACGGCAGTTTTGCTTATGGTTATGCGCACTATCAAAAAGACGATAATTTTAAGAACTTTTATTCAATAATCGCAGAATTTGCCAAAGATTATGCAATTACAGGGGTTTCACCGCCGAGCTTATCTGTCTTTAGTGTACCGCTGAAATTTGATGATACCTGCGTGGAAAAGGTTATAAAGGACATTACCTTGTCAGATTTAATCCAAGCTTATGCAGAATTAACTTTGAGCTTTGCCGTTATAGATGCCGACGGAAAAATGCGTTTTAAAAGGCTGTATTCTCAATCTTCCGTTGAAACAATCGATTCGTACAAAGATTTATCCTTTGAAGATTACGAACTTGAGCCTATCCGTATGTACAGTGCTAAGTTTGCTGATAAAAAAGCGTTTTTGTATGGCAACAGTAACGATTTTTCGTGGTATGTTTCCGATAACATTTTGATGAGGTGCAGAACAACAGCAAGTGATATCGGCACAAAATATAATTCTGTTAATTTTTTTGGTGATGTATATAAATACCGCCCGACAAAAATTAAGCTGTTTTCGTATTGGTGGCTTGAGGCAGGCGATAAGTACACAATTAAAACTCCGTTTGAAGATTTGCCGACAATCGAAACATTTGTGTTCAATAAGAAAATGGACGGATTTATAACTGCCCTCACATCAAAGGGCGAAAAACGATTAGGAAAGGAAGTAAAAGAAAATGAACAAATACAATAAAATTGTCTTTGTGAACGGCTCTGCTCCGCCCCTCAATGCCGACAACCTCAACCATATGGACGAGGGGATTGAACAGGCAACAGACGGGGCAATTGCACTTGAAACCGAAATAGCCACGGCAAGAGGCGGTCAAAATTCACTCGGAGCAAGGCTTGATAAAACAGACAAGAGTATTGCCCGAAAGCTCGATTCAATGCCGTTTGACAGCGAGCCAAAAAATAACAGCCCGTGTTATCTCACAAGTGGTACGGTTTACAATGCTCTGCTTGTTAAAGCCGATAAAACCGCCTTGGCGACTAAATACGATTCGTCAAATATCGAACTCGGCACAGCTACTCTTACTCCGTACTCTACTCAGATTGATAAAATAAAATCTGCAACTTGCCTTTATGAAAGAATTGGCGATATCGTTATTGTAAATGTCACCGTCATTATGAACGCAACAACTTTAGGCGGAACATCTACAATAGCTTTGCTCAATATGCCTTTCTCAAACAAATCGGATGTGATTGTTCATGATATCGGCATAAGCAAAAACGGCGGAATGTTCAGAGGAAGTGTAAATAAATCGGCTTGGTTGCAGTTTACTCCGCTCAATAAACAGGCTTATAATTTCGTCGCTGATGAGCAGGTAAACTTTTCTTTGATTTACAAAATATAAAAATAACGGAGGTATGAAAAATGGAACTTAAAGAAAAAATCACACTCGATATGCTCACAAAGGACAGCGTGTCGGTACTCAGACAGCAGTTTTTGACCTTTAACGGTGAAGAAATGCAGGTTGGCGGAAACATCCGCAATGCATATATGAACAGCAAATCAGGCAGAGAACAGCTCAAAACGGTGTTGTCTGATGAATACTATAACGCTGTCATGGCAGTTTGGGGCGACAATCCAACCGTTGACGAGCCGATAGAAAGCGAGGTGTAAGCAATGAAAGAAAACATTTTACAGGCACTATTTGCCACGGTGTGCGGTGCTATTGTCGCATATCTTAACATCTTGCTTGTGCCGTTTGCGGTGATGATTGCGGTAATGATTATCGACTATATCACAGGAATGGCACAGGCATACATAAGCCACACGCTGAACAGCCGTGTCGGTGTAACAGGCATTATCAAAAAGGTAGGCTATATCGTAGCTGTAGCGGTCGGTATTGTTGCCGACTATCTCATCAGTTCGGCACTTGTCAACTGCGGAATTGACTTGCGGATTAACTACTGTATCGGCATGATTGTTACGATTTGGTTTATCATCAACGAGTTGATTTCAATCTTAGAAAATCTCTCGGAAATCGGTATTCCATTGCCGAAATTTTTGGTGTCAATCGTCAAGAGATTAAAGACAACAGTCGAAGTAAAAACAGATGAAAGCGAGGAGTAATTATGGTTTTATCTAATACTGTTGACAAAATGTTAAGCGAAGATTACAAAGAAAGGTTTATCGCTGAATATCAGCAGTTATCAATCCGCCACGACGGCTTAAAGAAAATGCTTGATAACTGGGATAAAGAGAATCTGAATTTTATTCCGACTTGCCCACGCAGTACATATGACTTGCAAATTAAAGCAATGAGCGATTACAGAGCCGTACTTGAAGCAAGGGCAGTTATGGAAAATATCGACTTGAAAAAATTATACGCAGAAAGCGAGGAATAATT